AGACGTAACTTACAATGCAAGTCTGGATACTTTTGTAGATATATCGGGAATGAGCGTAAGTATTACACCATCAGCAACAACTTCAAAAATCTTAGTTATGTATACACTTAGACTAAGTTGCGATCAAGATGATAATATTGCTCATAGATTGATGAGAGGTTCAACTGCAATACATATCGGTGATGCTGATAGTAACCAAGAACGAGTTACTGGGTCTATACGTATAATTGGTAATGAAAAACATGAAATGCGAACAGAATCAGCAACTTTTTTAGATTCACCAAACACAACTTCTGCAACAACATACAAAGTTCAATGGTGTAGTACTTTTGCATCAGGAAACTTTTATTTAAATAGATCAGATACAGATTCTGGTGCTAATAACGATAGAGCTAGAGCAGCATCATCAATAACAGTTATGGAGATTGCAGTATAATGAGCAGAATATTAGTCGATCAAATACGATCAAACAGTGCGTCAAGTGATGCACTTTCATTAGATGGGTCTGGTAATCTTACTATTCCCGGTAATCTTACTTGTAGTGGTAATGCTGCACTTAGCGGTACAGCTACAGGTTTTGGGGGAGGTAAAGTTTTACAAGTTGTTCAAGGCACTCAGGCTACTAATTATACTCAACAATCAAGTACTTATGCTGACTTAAATTTAAGTGCAACCTTAACTCCACAAACTAATAGTAAAGTTTTAGCATTTTTAGATATTCATGTACGAAAAACCGGACACAACTATCATGGTGGTTTTGGTGTAAAATTAGTAAGAACACCGTCTGGAGGTTCTGGTACAGCAGTTTTTACTTCCCAAAGTTCACATGAAATTTATGATTTTCATATATCAGAAGGTGCTGAAGTTTTTGATACAGACAGATTTCCTTGGAATATATTAGATTCTTCGCCCGGTGGTAATGGTTCTACCGCCATAACATACAAGGTACAAGTAGCTACTTATACGAGTTCTGGAGGTGCTACTATGTCCTTTCATCATAGTGCCACATCAGCACTTACACTTATTGAGGTAGGAGCATGATACCAGAATTTATTGATAAACATTACGCATTAAGATCTTTAAAACCAAACGGCGAATATAGTTGGTTCGGTTTTAATTATGCAGATTTAAAATGGTTAGGTTCTGATACAAAACCAACTGAAGCTGAAATAGATGCTGAACTTACAAGATTGCAAAATCAATATACAGCTAACGAGTATCAACGTAACAGGCAGTTTGAATATCCTAGCGTGGTCGATCAGCTAGATGACATCTACCATAATGGTATAGATGCTTGGAAAGCTACCATTAAAGCAACCAAAGACAAATATCCTAAACCATAATGGCATTAACACAAGTAAGCACCGGCGGTATAAAAGACGCTCAGGTGCTAACAGCTGATCTGGCAGATGGTCAGGTTACAGTTGCTAAACTACATGCCGATGCTCTAGATCGCACCTATACACTAGGAGCAAGTGGCACAGATCACTATACATTTACAGGAGAGGGCTTGACTGGTGCAGTCAATGACCCTACCTTGTATTTGACACGTGGTAAAACATACAGATTCGTAAACGGTAACTCCTCTGGAGCACATCCGTTTCGTATACAAAGTGTAGCCGGAGCAGGCGGCACAGAATACAACACAGGAGTAACAAATAACTCTGGAGCTGGAGGCTCTACAATAATATTTGAAGTACCACATGATGCACCGGCTGTTTTATACTATATATGTACATCACATGCAGCCATGAATGGTACATTTTATGTTACAGGAGCACTAGCTGATGATGCTGTAGGAGCAGATCAATTAGCAAGTAATGCTGTAGTATCAGCATCTATAGTTGATGGAAGTATTGTAAATGCAGATATAAATTCAAGTGCAGGGATAGCAAAAACAAAATTAGCTGCTTTAGATGTTGTTAACGCAGATGTAAATGCTAGTGCAGCAATAGCCGGAAGTAAAATATCTCCTGACTTTGGATCACAAAACGTAGCTACTACAGGTACAATATCAGACGGTAAAGGTAATGTCAGATCAATACCTCGAGAAAATAAATCTAGTGCATATACTTTAGTTGCTAGTGATGCTGGTAAAGCTGTATATATTTCAACAGGTGGTGTTACACTACCAGCTTCAGTAATGTCACAAGCTGATGCAGTAACTATTATTAACGATAGTGGATCAAACCAAACACTTACTCAAGGTTCTGGTTTAACTTTATATAATACTGGAGATGCTACTACAGGTAATAGAACTTTAGCTGGTAGAGGTATGGCTACTGTATATTTTGCTTCTGGTACTACCGCTTACATATCAGGATCAGGGTTAAGCTAATGCAACAAATGTTTTTAGGTCTGGGTGCTGCTGAGAAATTTGCAGAAGCGACAGGTGGCACAGTTACCACATCTGGAGATTATAAGATACACGCTTTTACTAGCTCTGGAACTTTTACTGTCACTCAACTAGCAGATACCAACGAATTTGAATGTTTGTTAGTTAGTGGTGGTGGTTCTGGTTCTATTTATGCAACAACTGGTTCTGGTGGAGGTGGTGGTATTGTAAACCATCAAACTGGACAAGCTTTAACTGCTGCTGCATACACAATTACAATCGGAGCAGGCGGCTCAGGAGTTACTTATAATGTAACACCTTTTGCTAATGTACCCGGTAATGAGGGTGGAGACTCATCTATTAAATTAGCTTCCGATAATTCTATAATTCTTGAAGCTGATGTAAGTGATATTAGCGGTAGTCAATCTGGTAATGCAAGTCATAATTTAGATGGAGGTAATAGTGCCAAAGTTATAAACGGAACAACAACTCAATACACAGGTGGAGGTGGTTATCACCCACTTTCTGGTGCCGGTGGAGGTGCTGGTTCTGGTGCCGGTGGCGGACATACTCAATTAAATCATATAAGTGGGGTTTGGCATATTGAGGGTGGTACTGGTGGTGACGGTCTTGCCGTAAGTATTACTGGTAGCTCTGTAAATTATGGTGGAGGTGGAGGAGCTTCTAGTGCTAGTCACAGTTATACATCAGCTGGTGGTGCTGGTGGTGGCGGAACTGGTGCTTCTTGGGATGGAACTTCTCCTACTGCCGGTAGTGCAAACACTGGTGGAGGCGGTGGAGGCGGTACTGGTACTTATCCAAACCATGCTTCATTAGCTAGACCTTCTGCTAACGGTGGTTCTGGTATAGTTTATATTAAATATAAATATCAATAGGAGATTATATGGCACATTTTGCAGAATTAGACGCTGATAAAACAGTTTTACAAGTAATTGTAGTTTCTGACGAAAACGAAGCTGATGGTGAAAATTGGTGTAAAAACTTATTAGGTGGTGACTGGAAGCAAACCAGTTATAATGCTAACATTAGAAAAAACTTTGCTTCTAAAGGTTTTACTTATGATGAAAGTATAGATGCTTTTATTCCTCCTCAACCTTTTGCAAGTTGGAGTTTAGACAAAGATACCTGTCAATGGAAACCTCCTGTTGACTATCCAAGTGATAATGAATTATATCATTGGGAAGAAAGTTCTTTATCTTGGATACGAGTTTAGTGGAAATACCCACGATAATACTACCAGATATAGTCGATATAAAAACAATAGAAATACCTTTACCTACAGCTGACGTACCATACTATGAACCTATGGTAGTTCCTCCGAGCGATCTACGAGATCAGGAAGAGGAACCAGTCAAGACTGTAGAAGAAACACCCGAACCACCTACCTTAAAAATACCGTTTATTAAACAGCCAGTACCTCAACCTTCTGCGGAAGTTGTAGTTGCTGCTGTTACAACGGCGGTTACAGCTGTGGCTGCTACAACGCTATCACAGCCTCTAATTGAAAACATTAGAAAAAGAGCACAAAAATTTATACAAGGTAAGATAAACAAATGGAGACAAAACCGCCAGAAAAGAAAGGACTCCTTACAAAGCTCAAAGAAAACGTAGATGATCATGAAGAGCAGATGGCAGTACTAGGTGCAGCAGTGCGTCTAGGTGTAGTTATCTGGTCAGGATTTATTATTACGTTAAGTTATGTTGAGCTGCCTATGGTCAAGAAGTCAGCTACAGCAGGCGATATCACGTTCGTCGCTTCGATTTTTACTGGAGCACTAGCCACTTTCGGCTTGTCTACAGGTAATGGTAAAAAAGATAAGAAAGAACCTACTACACCAAAGAAATGAAAAAATGGATTCTTCTCTTAGCATTG